TGCTCGATATTTTAGAGCTTTGTTTAAGTTTTCGGCCTCATTACCCTTTCTTTCCATCATTTTATCCGGACGAAGTCTCTCTAATCTTTGCATCAATTCTTCATTTAGCTTAAGCCTTTCGTCTTTTGCTTCGGTTAAAAGGGTACTATAATCTAATTTTACGTCACTATCAGGAACTTTAAGGTCACCGGAGAATTTACCATATATTCTACCTAAGGATTCTTTACAATATGTTGTCAAATATTTTCTGACCCAAGTTTGTGCTGGTCTATTTAATTCATCCCAAGTAAGTTGGTCTGTCATTACATCTGATGGTAATTTAACAACGTCCTTGTTTTCATCTAAACAAGTGTCTCTATCCATTGTGTCATAATACCAGTACCATACTCTGGTGTTACTTTGTATAGAACCAAAATCAAATTTACCACCAGGAACATTCATGAGATGTACGTATTTTGTACCATTTGGCCCTGCGGTAATTCTATATGTTAAATCACCACCAATTAGTCTGTTTTTAATATTTCTATCTTGCATTCTTAATAATAAATCGAATGCTGGTAACAAGAAATAGGAACCAGATGCACCAACTTGAGCAAATCCACCAACACCACCGAAGCCAACGCCGCCAAGACCACCAAATCCACCAATAAATGGATCTACAATAGAATCGGTTAACTCTGCACGAGTAAACCATAATAATTCATTAATTTCTCTACCTGCTGGTATCTGATATATTTGAGTACCACCACTAAGGGTTATATAATCCTTTTTTAATTCCCACGGACCATCAGCTTGTAAACCAACTATTTTTGAATATGCGTAGGTATATTGTGTTTCAAAATTTAAATCCCTAGTAGTAAAAGCTCTTGTTAAAGACTGAGTATCAACATCTAACCCAACCAAAGACGACCATTGTGATTCAATTAGCCAATCACTTACCATTTGTTCGTATTCACCAACAGACATTTCTAAGAACGAATCCATTTGTTCTTCTGTTAATTCAACACCTCTAACTGGCATACCAAGTAGGTGAAGTACTTGTGTATATAATTTTTCTTTTTCAGGTGCGGTTATTACTGTGCTTGTGCTCATCAGGGATATTCTTTTAATATAAATACCAAACCTAGAACAAATCTTTCAATAATTCTTTAGCAAATGTGTCACTAAATTCACCATCCCCCATAACTTGATCAATAATATTCTTCTTTTTCTGTAAAATATTATAAATCTGCATTTCTATTGTGTTTTCAAAAACAGGATAATAAACAAGAACACTGTTTTTTTGTCCATATCGGTATGCCCTATCTTCAGCTTGTGAGTGATGGGCTGGCACGAATGATAAATCATTCATTATCACTGTTTCTGCAGCCGTAAGAGTAATACCAACACCACCAGCTATAATGTTAGATATAAAAACTTTTATTTTATCATTATTCTGAAACTTATCAACGCTTTCTTGTCTTTTTTCTTTACTCATTCTACCATCAAGGATGACTGAGTTCTTTTTATACTTTTGATGGATTTCATCTAATGTGGCTGTAAAGTTAGTAAAGACGATGACTTTTTTATCCTGTTCAATAAACTTGTCAATTAGTTCACAGGTATATGGAACCTTTTCAATAGCAATTAATTGTCTAATCTTCATTAATCTATTTAAAGTGACACTAATACTTTCGTTCTGTCTACTTTCTTTACTAATACGCATGAAATCTTCTAACTCATCATCATAAAATGTGTTTTTTAGTTCTAGGTATACTGGTGCAATTATTTTTTCTGGGAGATCCAGGATATCGGTTTTCATTCTTCTTAGAACTAGATTTTTAGTTTTCTCTCTTAATTCATCTAAGTTTGAAGATCCACTGGTATTCCAAACTTTCCTAGAACCAACACTAAATTGATACCCAGCACAATATCTTCTTACATAACTTTGCCAATTCAACGCTAGTGGTGAATTAACGATTTTTAATAAATTATAATAATTTATTGGCCTGGATGTCATTGGCGTTCCAGTAAGTAACCATACTTTAGGAATCTCTTCAAGGATATCATTTAATAGTTTTGTTCTTTGTGCTGTAGAATTTGAAATATAATGAGCCTCATCAACAATAGCCAGTTCAAAGTTTTCATTTGTAATTAGTTTATAGGCTTCACTATCTTCAGACTTATCGGTTGTATGAAAGTTTTTTAATATATCATAATTTATAATATAAAAATCAAAGGTGGACCCCCATTTTTTACCTTCAATTAATAAAACTCTTCTATTTGTATAATTTTTAATTTCTCTATCCCAGTTTATTTTTAAAGAAGCCGGACAAACTATTAATATTTTTTTAGCACCACTCTCTAACGCACCTATTACCGCTGCTGTTGTTTTACCTAAACCCATATCATCAGCTAAAATAAACCTATCATTAGCTAAAAGTTTTTCAATTGCAACTTTTTGATGTTCCATAGGTGGTCTATTTTCGTATGGACTATAATCAATAATTCTGTTGAGTTTTTTTTCTTCCTGAATGATGGCCATTTTAGGTAACCAAAAAGAATAAAGACTATCGTGTTCTAATATTTTTCCCCATATATGGTATGCCTTGTCGGTTTCGCATAATAACTTTTCAACCCATATTTCTTCAGGAACCTTTGGCATTAATCTTTCCTCACTAATTTTCTCAGCGAAAGATTCATAAATTTTTACAAATTTTCTAGCAACTTTTGGTATTGTTTTTTCATATTTTATAACATATTCGGCCTGACTTCTAGTTAAACTAAATGTCTTTACCTCTAATAATCTTTTTTTAAGGTCTAATAAATGATTATTAGACCCCGAATAGGATAATAATATTTCTCTAGCCACTATTTCGGGTATTTTTGTTTCCATATTATGATAATATACCAAATTACAAACACATAATAAACTATTTATTAGTATGAGTAATAAACTACCAATAACTAGAATTAGTAAATTTTTCTCACAAGAAGATTTTGATTTTCAAATAGATGTAGGTCAAGAGTATCTTCATGGTGATTTGAATATGAAACTTGTTTTATATCGTGTAGATAGACAAAAGACGGATAAAGACGATGTTTATGGTGAGGTTGGATTGGATGAAATAAAATATTTCCCACCAATCGAGTTTAATGCGTTAGTTAAAATTGAAGAACCTAAAAACACCAGTTATAAAGGTGGTATGTTGAGATATCTAGAGCCAGGTAATTTAATGTTATCTGTTTATATCAAGCATCTATCTGATTTGGGTATAGATATAAAATATGGTGACTACATTGGGTATCCAGAAACTGAAGATAAAATTAGGTTTTACACGGTTACTAATGATGGTAAGGTTACATCTGACAATAAACACAATTTATTTGGTTATAAACCTTATTACAGAACAATAACTTGTGCTATAGCTCAAAACCAAGAATTTAGAGGAGTTTAAAATGATACCTAAAAGAAAGACAGATATAGAAATTTATAAAGGAAAACAGTTAACCGAAAGGAGACAAGAATTGTTGGAAAAAATAACAAAGTCTGACACATATCTACCTGATTCTGTTTTACATGACGATCTAGATATGGGGATGCTGGATTTTGTTAAGAAAAATTTCGTTGTTGTTTCTGATGGTAAACCTATACCCGTAATCCCTAAAATATTGACAATCCAAAGATGGGCACAAATTATGAATACTTGGGAGTTTTCAGATTCGGATGGTAATTTACAAGTCCCATTTGTTGGAGTAATAAGAAGACCGGATGTTCAACCAGGAACAAATCCATCTATTATAAGGACTATACCAGAGAGGTTACAATTTCATTACGCATCTGTTGCAACATGGAATGGAACACAGATGGGTGCGGATGTTTATAAGATACCACAACCCGTTCCGGTGGACATTACCTTTGAGGTAACTATTGTATGTACAAAACTTAGAGAATTAAATAGATTTAATAAAATTGTTTTACAAAAGTTTGCGTCAAGACAAGCATATACCATAGTTAAGGGGCATTATATTCCAATTATAATGGATAAGGTTGAGGATAATTCACCGATAGATCAAGTAGATGGTCGCAGATTTTATCTACAAAATTATCAATTTACAATGTTAGGGTTTTTAATTGATCAAGACGAGTTCGAGGTTAAACCGGCTGTAAGTAGATTATTTTTGATGAATGAATTTGCTAAAGGAACAAATTACCAAAAAAAATATATTAATAAAACAATTGATATAACGGTAACAACATTTACTGCTGATGGAATGCAAACACAGTTTAGTGTTGGTGAAAGTATTGGTATTCTTTTTAATGTAATGATTAACGGTTTAATACAAGAAAGGGATGTTGATTTTTTCCATATAGCTGGGACGTCTAAAATAACTTTCCCAACGGCACCATTAGAGGGTGATATAATTACAATAACGTATTATAAGGGTAGAAATAGTGTTTTCATAGATAATTACGGAAAACCAATACAAGTTATAACCGAGAATTTTATTTATGATGGTTCTAGTTTATCTTTTACAACTTTAAATGCTATAAACAGCGTGGTTACGGTAGACATAAATGGTCTAGCAGAAGAGGAGGGTGTTGGATTCGACGTTTCAGGTGAATCAGAAATAACATTGTTATTTACTCCGGTTAATGGCTCTAAAATAGGTATAACTTACCTATATTAATCTTCATCATAAATGTCAGTTTTTTTCTGACTACAATGTGTTTCTATTAATTTTTCAACGAATTTATAGATTTTTAATCCATTTTTTTCACAATATTTTTTTAACATATCGTGATGTTTTTCGCTAATTTTTAGGTTTTTGCTAGTGTTTTCCATGTTAAAGTATAAATAATGATAAAAAAGGATAAAATACTATCTAAATACAAAAAATTGTAGAAATCTTTGCTAAAAACAAAGATATTTATTTGATAAGAAAATAAAAATTTTTAACCAAACATTTATCAATGGCAAATTCAAACAGAGTTTTCGTTTCTCCGGGTGTATATACATCAGAGAAAGATTTATCATTCGTGGCACAAAGTGTTGGAGTTACTACCCTTGGTTTAGTTGGCGAGACATTAAGAGGACCAGCATTTGAACCAATTTTAATAAGTAACTTTGACGAATTTAGAACATATTTCGGTGCCACATCCCCTTTAAAGGATAGCGCAGGTAATCCGAAATATGAATTACCATATGTTGCAAAATCTTATTTACAAGAATCAAACCAATTATTCGTAACTAGAGTACTTGGTTTAACAGGGTATAAGCCTGGCAACACTTATGGAATAAAGACATTAGGTGGTATTACTGTAGATTTAGAAACAGCACCAATATCAACAACAGGAACAACAGATCCATCAGATATCACTAACGGAGATTTTTATAGTGACTTAACTGGTAAAACTTCAACCGAAGGAACATCAGTTGTAGAATTTATTTCTGGAGGAACATATAGTGATGGGGAGTGGTTTACAATCGGAGTGGTTCCTGAGTCGGACACAAGTTCATTAACGGGTACACAATTATCTTCACCAATTGGTGAAAATAGTAATAAAAACTGGTATAACACATATTATACTAAAACTGGTGCTACAGATGCAACAATAGACGGTGTTTATTCATATCTATTTGTTTATTCTAGTGGATCAACATCTTTTGATGTTACTCAATACAAATATGATGCTTCTTTGAATGAGGATTATGCTGATAAAGTTGTATTGGCTTTAAGATCAAGAGGATCCTATGTATCTGAAACACTTTCACATAGAGTTACCGGAACAACAGCAGTACAAATAACTGGTGATGATATTGATTTAAATCCATTAAGTGAATTTACTTTAAGTGTGGCTGATGTTGATGGTGACACTAGAACATTTAATTGTTCTTTAGACCAAACATCCACAAAATATGTAACAAAAGTTATTGGTTCTGATGTGTTTGATAAGGATAGAACCAACTTCCCTGTATATGTACATGAATCATATCCAAATTTAGTTGCTAACTTATTTGAACAAGGGTTAATTAGAGGATTGAGTACAACAGAGGTTACGGTAGCCGAAGGAACAAATTTTGCGACTCAGTGGGATACCGCCGGATCTTCAATGGTAGTTTCAGAAGTTAGAGGTGGAAATGTTTCTGATCTCTTCCAGGTTCTAACAATATCTGATGGTGACGCTTCTAACTTTAATGTTAAAGTTATGGTTCAAAATATTGATCTTGAAACGGGTGAATTTGATTTAATTGTTAGAGATTTTAATGATAGTGATGATAATTTAGTTGTTCTAGAGAAATTTACTAGATGTTCAATGAATCCAGATGTACCTGGATACGTTGCTAGAAAGGTTGGTACATCAGATGGAGAATATGAATTAAGATCTAAGTATATCATGTTATTGATGGCTGAAGATCATCCGACTGATGCAGTTCCTGCAGGATTTAAAGGATTCACAACAAAGAATGACATCGGTGGTATTAGATTTAAAACACAATATTATGATGCTGGTGATGTTTTATACTATGCTTCTAGTGGTGCACCAGTAACAACAAATGGTGATAAAGTTAGAAAAGTTAGTTTAGGTTTCTCAACTAGTGAACATTTCAAATATGACAGAGATATGTTGAAGTTTAAAGGTACTTCGGCATCTCAAACAACATTTGGTTTTCACCTTTCATCTAATGCTGCGGTAATCACAGGTTCAACCGGTGAATATTTGTTTAAAACAACAGAATACGATTTAGAAGGAACAGATAAAGGTAAATTAGCTACAACATCTTTCAGAAAATTCACAATGCCTGTATTTGGTGGTTTTGATGGTTGGGACATTTATAGAAGCGTTAGAACATATGGTGACGCATATATTTTTGGTAAAACAACCTATTCAGCTAATCATTTAGCAAACGGTGGTGTGTTTAGTCCATCTGTTGGTAATTCAGATTATTATGCATATTTGACAGCGATTGAAACATATGCTAATCCTGAAGCTGTAGATATTAACATATTCGCAACACCAGGTATTAACTGGTATGATCACAGTTCTTTAGTTACTCAAGCGGTTGATATTATTGAAAACGATAGAGCTGACTCATTATATGTGATTAACGCGCCTAATTTTACAACAGCAGACGAAGCTATATCTGGATTAGATGATTTGGGCTTTGATTCAAACTATTCTGCAACTTACTGGCCTTGGATTCAAGTAAGAGATACTGATAATGCAACACAACTTTTCATACCACCAACAGGTGAAGTGTTAAAAAATATTGCATTAACAGATAACGTTTCTTACCCATGGTTTGCACCAGCTGGTTATTCAAGAGGTTTAGTAAATGCTATTAAAGCTCAGAAAAAACTTACTTTGGATGAAAGAGATGATCTTTACAAAGCAAGAATTAATCCGATTGCAACATTCTCTGATACCGGTACAATAATTTGGGGTAACAAAACCCTTCAAGTTAGAGAGTCGGCTCTTGATAGAATAAATGTAAGAAGATTATTATTGAGAGCAAGAAAATTAATCTCTGCAGTAGCAATAAGATTATTGTTTGAACAAAATGATGATCAAGTTAGACAAGAGTTTTTAAGATTGGTTAACCCAATACTTGAATCAATTAAAAAAGAAAGAGGTTTATATGATTTCCGTGTAACAGTATCAAATGATCCTGAGGACATTGATGCTAATACACTTAGAGGCAAGATTTACATCAAACCAACAAGAGCATTGGAATTCATTGATGTTGAGTTTATCATAACTCCAACAGGTGCTTCTTTTGAGAATATTTAATATTATGGGTGAGTTAAAGAAATTTAATTCACCCTTAGTATATAGAACTTAGTAATTAGTAATTAGGTTTAGAAATTAGTAATTAGTAATTAGAAAGTAGAATTTAGTAATTAGTAATTAGTATTTTAGATTTAGTATGCAAAAAGCTAAGGAAAAAAAATGAGAAAGTCAAATAATTTAAAAAAAATATTTATTTGATAGTATTTATAAGAAAAGAATAAAAGAAAAAACATAATTCAAATACAATGGCAGATTTATTAATGAAAATGCCGGTTCCATATGAACCGAAAAGAAAAAATAGATTTATCTTAAGATTTCCTTCATCTTTGGGTATCAATGAGTGGTATGTAACATCAACCTCTCGTCCTAGTGCTAAAATCACTCCAACAGAAATTCCATTTTTGAACACCTCAACTTATGTTGCTGGTAGATTTACCTGGGAAGAGATTAAAGTTACATTTAAGGACCCAATTGGTCCATCAGCTTCTCAAGCTCTTATGGAATGGTTCCGTTTACATGCTGAATCTGTTACAGGTAGAATGGGTTATGCTGCTGGTTATAAGAAAAACGTAGAGTTAGAAATGTTAGACCCAACTGGAGTTGTGGTTGAAAAATGGATTCTAGAAGGATGTTTCCTAACTAACTTAAACTTTGGTGAATTGAATTATTCTCAAGACGAATTAGCGACAATTGACGCTTCTTTGAGAATGGATAGATGTATTCAGGTTTATTAATTTTATAAATTTATATTTTTAAACCCACCTCTTTCTAAGGGGTGGGTTTTTATTTTATTGATTATCAATATTTTAAATAAAGTGTTCCACATGAAACAAAATATATTGATTTTTATAAATTTTATACTTATATTATGAGTAAAAGATTTAATTTATATGGAAAACTTTGATCCAACGGTATCTTATGATATAGTTCAATTACCATCACATGGTATTCATTACCCAAACAGTAAAAAATCAGTAAAAGTGGCATACCTTACTGCAGCTGATGAAAACATATTAACATCACCAAATTTAGTTCAAAATGATTTAGTAGTTGATGAACTTCTAAGAAGAAAGATTTTAGATAAGGATATTGATATTGATATTTTAGCAGAAGAAGATAGGCAAGCGGTATTAATATTTTTAAGAAACACCGCTTTTGGTTCTGAGTATAATTTAGTTTTAACAGATCCAAAAACTGACAACACGTTTGAAGTTTCCGTAGATCTATCATCATTAAAGGTTAAAGATTTCGATCTTAAACAAAACGCTGATGGTGAATTTGAATATTATTTACCAATATCTAAAAAAACAATAACTTTTAAATTTTTAAATCCAACCCAAGAGAAAGAATTAGATAAAATAAAAAATTCTGTTACAGGTAATCAAGTTGGTACGCATAGTACTAAAAGGCTAGAAATGATGATAAAATCAATTGATGGTAACACAGATCAAATGTTTATTTATCAATTTATTCAAAAATTACCAATTAAGGATTCTCAAGATTTTAAAAACTTTGTTAATAAAAATAAACCAGGATTAGATTTAATCCAAGAAGTTATGACCCCGTCAGGAGAAAAAGTCTTTGCACGCATAGACTTTGGGGTCGAATTTTTTCGTCCCTTCTTCGGTTTATAAAAAAAGACAAATGGAACAAATTGCTTATCTTATAAGCAGAGGATTCTCATACAAGGACATTTTATTAATGCCAATACATGAAAGAATTAATTTCATTAATTTTTATTCAGACCTAAATTCTTAATTAGGTATTTATTATTATGGCATTATCAGTTGAATCAGTTTTAGAAAAGTTAGCTTCCGGTGGTTATAGAAGTGCTGAGGATTTGGATTCAGACCTAGCTAAGGTAGATGGTATTGATTCGGGCGAAAGAAGAACTATTGTTTCTAAATTTAGGAGCAGTGC